ATGCCCACTGACCCTACAAGCCGATGGGAGTGGATCAAATATCAACTCCGCGTACGCGGCACCTCAATGGCGAAGCTTGCTCGTCAGCTTGAGGTCACTGATCGCGCAATCCGCAACGCCAAAAGCACTCCCTATCCGCGCATCGAACGGTCCCTTGCTGATGCTCTGTGCCTTGAGCCTTCCGATATCTGGCCAGAGCGCTGGAACGCCGATGGCACTCCACACCGGCAACGGCCTGGGCGCGCGGAAATAAACACGTCCTACAACAAGGATACCGGACAACAGACGGTTGGACACTGTAAAGCGGCAAGGAGTGCCTGAACATGCGTAACCAAAAAGATGACAGAACATTAGACATCTTCTCTGTTCCGCAGCCGGTGATTTCTATACCTGGTCACGGAAACTACGCCTCCCAGGTCAGCGAGTTGGTCAGCGAAGTCCTCAAAGAGTCCGACTTGGACCGCTATGAGATTGCGGCTCGCATGTCGCGCCTTTCGGGCGACGACGTTAGCAAGAACATGTTAGACGCCTGGTCAAGTCCTGCTCGTGCAGATCACAACCTTCCTCTGTATCGAGCTGCTTTGCTGGAGGAAGTCTGTGCAAGCCATGTCCTGACGAACTGGCAAGTACACCTGCGCGGCGGCCGGGTCGCTTATGGGCGCGAGGCTCTGGACGCGGAAATAGGTCGCCTATCAAGGATGGCGCATGATGCAACGCGCAAAGTTCGGGACCTGAAAAAGATGTTGGGTGACGACAATGCGTAGTTGGTATTCAGCCCAAGAACTTGCGGGCTTGCCAGGGCTTCCGGGGACGGCACGCAATGTAAAAGCAATGGCTGCACGTGAACACTGGGAAGGCCAAGCGCGTCTTGGAAGCAAGGCTGTTGAATATGCATTCGCTATTCTCCCGAAGGTCACGCAGGCCGCACTGATTGCCGCATCGGTCGCCGAAGCTGAATCTCAAACGGTTGTCGTATCAAAACCGGAAAGCATCGAGCGTGACACTATTTCGGCGTCACGCTTAAACGAAGATCAGCGCTCAGTGATGACCGCTCGCCTGGCCTTTGTGCGTGAAATCGAGCGTATGAGCCAGACCATCACCCAGCAACGCGCCATCGACACCATGGTTTCGCTGGCAAAAGCTGAACAGCTCACACCCTATTTGAATGGCCTGGTACAGCGCGCCAACGACCGCAAGACTGGCGAACGCTCTCTGAGCGAGCGCACGCTCAAGCGTTGGCTCGCCGACTACCGCAAAGAGGGTGAAACCGGCCTGGCGCCTGCTCGCCGCCAGAAAGACATGAGCCTCCCCGCATGGGCGACGGCGTTCTTGGCGTGCTACCAGCGCCCGACCAAACCCAGCGTCGAATCAGCCTATGCCGAGTTTGCTCTCAAGAACCCGGCCGAGCGCCCGAGCATCCATGTGGTGCGCCGCTTCCTTAATAAGCTCAGCGCAGAGGCACGCGAGCGCGGTCGCCGTACGCCGCAGGAACTCAAAGCCCTGCAACCGTTCAAGCGCCGTTCCACAAAGAGCATGTACCCCTGCGACGTATTCACCGCCGACGGCCACAAATTCGACGCCGAGGTGTTGAATCCACGCACCGGCAAGCCTTACCGCCCGGAAGCAACCACCGTCCTCGATGTCGCTACTCGCAAGGCCGTGGGAATTTCCATTGGTGAGGCCGAGTCCACCATCGGCGTTATGGACGCGCTGCGTGACGCCATGCAGCACGGCATGTTTGCGATGTTCTACGTCGACAACGGTTCCGGCTTTGCCAACGACACCGTACGTGAAGTAGTCGACCGCCTCGGCGGCACCATGACCCATGCCTTGCCCTACAACAGTCAGGCCAGGGGCCTCATTGAGCGTTCGCACCAGACCATTTGGGTCAACGCCGCCAAGAAGCTGACCAGCTACATCGGCGCCGACATGGACAAACATGCAGGCACCAAAGTGCATCGGATTGGCCGCAAAGAGCTGCGCGAAACCGGCCGTACCCGCTTGATTCCGACCTTTGCCGAGTTTATGGCCGGTGTCGAATACGAGATTGAAACGTACAACAACAACCCGCACCGGGGGCTTGCCAAATTCCGCGATCCGCTGACCGGCAAGCTACGGCACATGAGCCCGAACGAAGCGTGGGAAGCCGCACGCGCTGAAGGCTGGGAGCCAATTATCGCTCCGGCCGAGCTGCTCAACGACCTGTCACGCCCGCAAGTCGTCCGTCCGACACGTCGAGGGGAAGTTACCTGGGCAGGTGAAACCTATTTCCTCGACGCCTTGCGCAGCTTTCACGGCGAAGAAATTCGACTGGCCTACGACGTTCGGGATGCCTCACGCGTTTGGGTCCGCACGCTGGATGGCGACCTGATCGGCGAAGCCTTGGTAGACGGCAATGCGAGTGACTACATGCCAAAAGCCATGATGGAGAAGGCCTACGAGAAGCGTGAAATCGGCCAGATGAAACGCGCCGTGGACAAAATCGAAACCTTGACCGGCAAGCGCGTGGAAATGATCGCCCCCACCACGGCGCCGTCGGCCCAGCTCAGCCTTGAACAAATGGCCGAAGCCCGCCGTTTCGCCGAGCTGTCAGCCCCGCAGCCCAAAGCTTTCGACCTACCAACCGACCCAACCGCCCGCTACCGCCTTTGGAACCAGCTCGACGCCCGCCTCACCAGCGGCGAAACGCTTACGCCCGAGGAAACGCAATGGCACTCCCGTTATCCGCAGCACCCGGACTTTACCTCGATACAGCAAATGTTCGCGTTCGCCGAGCAAGCACGCGCTTAAACCAAGACCTTTAGGAGTCGAATTATGAGTGTTACCAAAATTGTTCCCCTGACCAACGTCGGCCTCTTGTCCGCCGCTATCGCCCGTACCCACAACCGCCCAGCGGGTTTACCTGGCTTGGTCGTGATGTACGGTGCAAGCGGACTGGGTAAAAGCGTGGGCGCTGCGTTCGCCGCTAACCAGCACCGAGCCTATTACGTAGAGTGCCGGGACACCTGGAGCAAAAAGGCTTTTCTGCACGCCATCCTTCGGGAAATGAGCATCCAACCCGCACCAACCATGTCCGTGATGGTTGACCAGATCGCCGAACAACTGTCAAAAAGTGGCCGCCCGCTGCTGATCGACGACGTGCAATACCTGCTCGAAAAGGCGGTGGCCAACGTCCTGACCGACATCTACAACGCCAGCGAAGGCACCATCGTCCTGATTGGCGAAGAACGTGTGCCCGGTAGCCTGGCAAAGTTGGAACGTCTGCATAACCGGGTGCTGGAGTGGGTGCCTGCGCAACGCGCAACCCTCGACGACCTGCGCGCTTTGGCCCAGGCCAGTTATCCGCAACTGCACTTCGCCGATGACCTGCTTGATGACCTACGCAAGAAGGTGAATGGCTGCCTGCGCCGCGTCGCGGTCAACCTCTACAAGGTCTACACCGAAACCCAGGCTCGCTGCATTGACAGTATCGACCTTGCTGGTTGGGGCTCAGATAGCTGGTTTACCGGCGAAGCGCCGTCCCGGAGGGCTTGAGGATGCCAAGAGTCAGAGCCGATCTGGTGATGGTGGGCGGCAAGTCCCCACGGCAGCATATGTGGGAAGCCATTCGCGCCATAAACGCCAGCCCCAACGAGCTGACGACTTACGCTGTTGCGCGCAAGTCAAAGCAAGACGATCAATCCGTACGCGCCTATTTCCGGGATATGGCGAAGGCTGGGATTGTTAGCAAAGTACGAAGCCTTCCCCGTCTAGATGCTGAGTGGACACTCCTGAAAGACGAGGGTATTGAAGCCCCCCGTGTGACCCGTGGCGGTAAAGTTATCAAGCTTGGGGATGGGGCTGAAAACGTCTGGCGGGCCTTGCGCATTCTCGGTGAATTCACCGCCGCAGAGGCCGCCGTCGCAGCCAGCATCAACGGCGTATCTATCAGCGAGTTTGGCGCCCACGTCTACTTGTCGGGTCTGGCGAAGGCTGGCTACGTGACCCGCAGAGGCGGTACAGCAGGTTTCAAAACCCGCTTCCGCCTGGTCCCGTCGCGCTACACCGGCCCCAAGCACCCCATCTACCAACGCGACTTCGACCAGGTATATGACCCGAACCTGGACCAGGTGGTTTGGCGTAAGGCTGATCAGGAGGTGGCCCAATGAACCAGGTCAACCTTGCAGCCTGGGGCCAGGACGTGCCGCTGTTCGTGCGTTTGCTCGCCGCCGAAGTTGCCGCCACCAACAAAACCAAGGCCAGCCAGCGCATCGGTATGAGCCGCACGGCCGTTAGCTTGATCCTGGCCAACCGCTACAGCTCGCCCCGCACGTCGGGTGTCGAGCGTCGGGTAATGGAAACCCTGGGGCGAATTGAATGTGTCGCCCTGGACGAGACCATCACCACGGACCAGTGCCAAAGCTATCGCGAAAAACCCGCACCGACCCACAACCCGCAGGCGATGCAGCACTGGCGCGCCTGCCAACACTGCCCAATCAACCCCGACTGCTGCAACCAGGAGAACGCCCATGCTCGCCTCCATTAACCGCACGCAATTGAAAGTCCTGACCCCAACGCTGGCAGACCGTCTGCGGGTGTTCAACGCCGCCGCTCGCAACTTGCAGGCGCATGGCATCCGCGTACAGGCGTTTCACCCTGCAACCAATCTCCTGGTGATCAGCCCCGAGTCAGGTCAACGCCTGGTCAACCTGGGCCACACCGAGGGCTATCAACGCCACGGCACGGCCGGTAGCACCCGTTTCAACGTGCAGTTTCAGGGCGTGACCCTGGAGTGGCGCGAACCCATTAGCGCTTCCCGTCCTGCTGACTGGTCGCGACTGACTCTCCACTGAGGAACCTTGCAATGACACAACAACAAACCATTCCCGAAGGCTACCGCGTCGATGCTCAAAAGCGACTGATTCCGGAAAGCATGATCAAACCTATCGACCTGGAGCGGGATGCCCTGGTACTTGGCCTGGTTGAAAAAGCCCGCGCTGCCAGCGACGTGCTGGCGAAGTTCAAGGCCTCGGCCTTCGGTGATATCGAAGCCTTTGTCGAACTCAGCGCCGAGCAGTACGGCGCCCAGATCGGCGGCAAGAAGGGAAATGTCAGCCTGATCAGCTTCGATGGGCGCTTCAAGATCATGCGCGCCGTCCAGGAAAGCATCGCTTTCGACGAACGCCTCCAGGCTGCGCGGGCATTGATTGATGAATGCCTGCGCGACTGGACCGCCGGGGCACGTCCCGAAGTGGTCACGCTGGTAAATGATGCCTTTCGGACTGACCAAAAGGGCGACATCCGCACAGCCCGCGTTCTGGCGTTGCGCCGTATGGAAATCACCGATGAACGCTGGCAGCGCGCCATGCAAGCCATTGGCGATGCCTGCCAGGTGATCGGCTCTAAGTCCTACATCCGTGTGTATCAGCGTGTTGGTGATACCGACCAATACGAACCCATCAGCCTCGACATTGCGGGTGTGTGAGATGAAAAAAACCATCACTGCGTATTGCTTCGCTTCCGGCCATATCGACTTCGGTGCGTCCCTTCCAGAGGGCGCCATTGCGCTTGCTGTCGGTGAAGAAAAAACGGTTCGCGACGTTGTCAGCGTGAACGCTCGCCTGTCCCGCGTCGACAACGAAACGCTGTTTGTTCCTGGTGTGCCCGAGGCAGCGAGCCAGCGCGAAGGCATCACCGCTGTGGCGCACTTCATCCAGCGCCTTGCCTTGAGCAACCAGGCTGGCTTCCGAGCACTAGGGGCCTGACATGCAGCGCTATCACGACACACACAGCGATCCGCTGCCGATCCATTCGCCGCAACACGACGTAGAGCGCGCCAACCTCGACCGATTGACTGCGGAGTTCCTGATGCGCGGCGGCAAGGTCCAGAAAGTCGGTCACCAGATGAGCAGTGCCCCGGCGACGTTCACCATTAACCCTGAGCGGTCGCCGGTTTATGCCCATTTGTTTGCACCTTCGGCCCCTGTGGCTGTGCCAGAGGCCGTAACGCCTGCCGACGCTGAAGGTTCTTCACCGGGCACCGACAGGGACGCGGCATTGATCATGGCCGATGCGGCCATGGGCAACTCGCCCAAGTGGATCGCCCGTAAACACCATATGAGTGAAAAGCACGTCCGCCAGGTCGCCCGCGACTATCACATCACCTTTCACAAGCAACGCTAGGAGCCCGCATGGCCAAGATAATCATCACCCTGGAAGACTGCCGTGAAGACAACGGCATGCCTTCCGTCGCCGTCGATATGACAGGCGTACCGACTACCTCATGGGGCACACCCCGCCCGACGGAAGCCGTACGCATTTTCAACAAACTTTTCGACCTGGTCGCCAGCGAAAAGATGTTGGGTGCCATTCCTGCCTACCGCTGGCAACCCACCACCACAACCCTTCAATAAGCGAAACCGTCCCGGATATCCGGGGTGGTCTGCCAGGCGTGGTTGCCTGGTACTGATGAGCAGCCGAGGAAAAGATGGAGCAAGCCGATTGGGATGCATTGAAGGAGCAGATGGCAAGCCCGTGGGGCGGCATGAAGCTCAAATGTGATGGGTTCGAGATCTACCTCTCACAGCAGACTGACAGCACCAAAAAGAGTTGGTCCACGGTGGTCTACGTGGATGGTTATTTGAAGGGCGTCTGGTTGGATTGCGACCACAAAACCGGCGAGCCGAAGCACGAAGAAGCTCGCCGTTTTTACCGCAAGGTCACTCGGGCTCTTCATACCAAAAGGGATATCGAGAGCTATCGAAAAATCTACGGTAAACGCAAAGCCACTGAGATGGAGGCGCACAAATTCTTCACCTACGACTGGTGCTGGAAAAGCTTCAACTCCCTGAAAAAGCATCTGCTGGCCAACAACACCAGCATCACCCGAATCCTTGAGAACTGACGATATGGACCACACCAAAGCCTTGGACAAAATCAAGAAGCTGCTGCGCCTGGCAGCAAGCGATAACCCGCACGAAGCTGCCGCCGCAATGCGCCAGGCCCGCGCCTTGATGGAAAAGTACCGCCTGGAAGAGTCGGACATTCAGCTCTCTGAGGTGTACGAGTGTGCCGCCCGTAGTGGTTCGAAGATGACCCCGCCGCAATGGGAAGCCAACCTGGTGGGCGCAGTTACCCAGGCCTACGCCTGCAAAGTTCTGTTCATGGCGGGCATCGGCGAATGGCGCTTTGTCGGCGAACTGGCCGAGCTGGCCAGCTACACCATGGCCTTGTTACTGCGCCAGGTCCGCCAGTCCCGCCGTGACTTCATCGGTACTCAGTTGAAGCGGTGCAAGCCCGCGACCAAGACCAAGCGCGCCGATGTCTTCTGCGGCGCCTGGGTGTCGGCGGTGCGCCAGCAGGTCATGGCGTTTGCTGGCAACGACGAACCATCACCGGCAACGGCGGCCTACATGCTCAAGCATCATTCCGAGACGGAAAAGCTTGATTGCCGCGACCGCAACGCCAGCAAGGGCAATGGTGTACGTGCCATGACTGACGCTATGCACGGCGTTCTCGCGGCCGGCGATGTCCGTCTGAACCACGGCGTCAGCGGCCAGGAGCAACTTGCCCTGCACTAAGCGAAACCGCCCCAGCCTGCTGTGGCGGTCTGCCGGACGTGGTTGTCCGGTACTGATGAGCAGCCACCCATGACAGACGAAACCCCCAAACAGCGCCAAACCCGCCTGGCACGCGAACGTAAACGCGCCCAGCGCAAGCGCGACAGTGACAAGCGCCTGGCTATGGGTGCCAGCAAGCTCAAGATGGAAATCTATAGCGGCACCCAAAACGAGCTGGAACAGATCCGCACTGCCGGTAGATTCGACGAAACAGAGCATGCGCTCACGATGGCCATTCATGGTGTCGCCGCACTGTCCCGAACCGACCCGGCAGCGTTCCAGGTACTGATCAAAGGAGGAAGACAGTGACTACACGTAACCTGCAATTGAGCAAGATCCACATCGCCAAGAAGGACCTTGGGCTGGATGATGAAACCTACCGCGCCTTGCTGGAACGTGTGGCGGGTGTGCGTTCGGCCAAAGACCTGACGCCACGCCAGATCGGCGCCGTACTTGCCGAGTTTGCCCGTTTAGGCTGGGCGTCTGTACCGGCTAAAAAGCACGGTCGCAAAGCGCCTGTTGCTGCGCCGGACAGGGAAAAGCTGGTGAGCAAGATCGAGGCCTTTCTCGCCGAGGCGAAACGCTCCTGGGCGTATGCCGATGGTATGGCCCTGCGCATGTTCAAGGTCGAGCGCGTCGAGTGGCTGGACCCTGGGCAACTTCAGAAAATGGTTGCGGCATTGACCTACGATGCCCGCCGACATGGGAGGCCTGAGCGATGAACGAAGAACTATTCCCAGATGACATTGATAAACTGGACGCCAAGAAAGTGTTGGCAAACATGCAAGACCCCACCGTGCTTTCCCGCTGGGAAGGCTCATTGAGGGAAATGGTGGAAATTGCCGAGGCCAAACTTCTGGTTGAGGTCAAGCCAGGGGTGGAAGCCGCCGAGCTAGCGCGGCATGTCGTCTTTGCAATTTGCTCGGTGATGGGCGGTAAGGTGGTGTACTTGCCTCGGGGGGACGCACTTAAACGGGCCTTGCGAGACGCCGAGATCTACCGGGATTGGAAGGATAACAGCGTTCCTATACCTGACCTGGTAAGCAAGTACGACCTTGCGAACCAAACTATTTATGACATCATTCGCCGACAACGGGCTCTTCATCGCAAGAATGAGCCTGACCTATTTGGCTATGACGAAGATCAAGGAAGGAGTGTCCACTGATGACCCAGGTGCAATGGTTTTATGACGACAGCGGTTCTCGCGTAGGACCTGTCACCGAAAGCGATATCAAGGGACTGTTAAAAGTCAGCAAGATTGGCCACGGCACTCTTGTGTGGCGCACCGGTATGGCCGACTGGGTTCCAGTCGAATCGAGCGAGCTAAATATCGAACTATCAAACACCCCTCCGCCGTTGAGGAAGGATCGTGTTTCCGATTTGTGGGTATGGTTGTTAGCTGTTTCGCCAATTGCGTGGTTAGCCGTTGACACCAGTGTATTGAATGCAGGTTTTGTTGCGATCTGGTTCCTAACCGTTGTGCTCTGTGCCTTGGATATTGGCAAGCTACGACAGGCTGGCCATCAGGCTCCCGCAATTTGGTGGTGCGTATTTGTTCCGGGCTATCTTTATTTTCGATCTAAACGTCTAAAGAGCAATTACGCTCCGTTGATTGTCTGGATTCTGATTAACGCAGCATTGTTCGTCATACAGCGATAATAAGAACTTAGACATCCAGCCCCGCCACCGAGCGGGGCTTTTTCTTAAACCCCGCTGATACTCAACCAATCCTCCCCATGCGCGAAGCTGGCACCGTTCCCCCAACGGCAGGTTCGCACCATGCATTCCGCTCCCGCTCTCCCCAAAGTTTCTCGGCCTCGATGGCCGCGCCAGTTCGCCCAGCTCATCCTCGCCGCTGGTGATGATGCTGCGCGTACGGTGATGTGGGCCAAGGTTCCGGCCGACTGGCGGGAGTTGGTGCAACTGCATATTGCACAGGCTGACGGTCGCATCGAGCAGCACGTCCGCCAACAAGAGAAATTACGCCCCGCTGTAAGAACCATCACGCCGACCTTTGCCGAGTACCGGGCCCCCGTCCATGTACCCGGCAACGCCGTGGTCGCTGCTCAACACCTGGCCGCATTGCGCGCCGCCATCCACTCACCGCGAGTATCCCAATGACCACCACCGCACCTAAGCGGCGTCCCCGTACGCCTCGCATGACCTTCTGGGCACTAATCACCATCGCTTTGTTGTTCTGCCTGGCTATCGTTGCACCAACGAAATTGCCCGTCGTCCTCTATAAATGTGGCCTGGTGACACTGGGCTGTGTACTGGGTTACTGGCTCGACCGGGCGTTGTTCCCTTATGCGCGCCCAGACATGGTTCCGAGTTGCGACCAATCCATGGCAGGCATCCGCCGCGCCCTGGTGGTGCTGGGTTGCGTCCTCGGCCTGACGCTGGGGCTCTGACATGCGCCGCTCTCGTTCTCTTCTATATATAGCTGCGGCATGTGTGGGCTTGCTGGTATGTCTGGCCGCCAGTCCACCGGCCAAGGCGGAAATCCCGGGCCAGGCAGAACGCTACCGCCGCGACCTGACCCGCATCGCCCAGGCGGAATGGGGCCTGGAAGCGCCGGTGTCCACCTTCGCTGCCCAGATCCACCAGGAAAGCCGCTGGAAGTTCGACGCAAAATCGCCCGTCGGTGCGCAAGGCTTGGGCCAGGTGATGCCCTCGACCGCCACCTGGCTTGCTGAGCTGTTCCCCAAGGCCCTCGGCAAGATCGAACCGTATAACCCGGTTTGGTCCATGCAGGCGCTTGTCAGCTATGACCGCTGGCTAGCGAACCGCATCCAGGCGCGTGGCCCCTGCGAACAAGGGGCGCTGATCCTTTCCGCCTACAACGGCGGTTTGGGCTGGGTGATCAAAGACCGCAAGTTGGCATCGGCTAAGGGTGCCGATCCGCTGACCTGGTTCAACTCCGTCGAGCGGTTCAATAACGGCCGCTCGGCTGCTGCGTTCAAGGAAAACCGTCAATACCCGCGCCTGATCCTGCTGCGCTGGGAAACCCTCTACGTTGCTGATGGCTGGGGCCAAGGGGTGTGCCAATGAATACCTTGCTCGACCTGCTCAAGCCCGCCGCCTGGTACGTGGGCATTATCGCTGTAGTCGTAATCGGCTTACACCTGAACAGGCAAGACGGCTTCGACGAAGGTTACGCCAAGGGCTTGGGTGAAGGGGAAACAGCTATCGCCAAGCTGCGCCTAGAACATTCCCAGGAACAGCAACGTATCGCCGATGCAACAGCTGAAGCCGCCAAACAGGCGGTTGAGGATCTGCGCGTTCAGCAGGATCGGGGCGATCTGCTCGCCACCCAGCTCGCCGACGCAAAGGATTCGTTACGCAACAACACCGACCAACTCAAGGGAGAGATTGCCCGTGTTACGACCCTGTATCGCCGCACCCTCGAATCGGCGCCTGAGCCTTTGCCTGTTGGCATGTTCACTGTTGGCTTTGTCCGCGTGTGGAACAAAGCCAACGGAATCGGCACCGCAGTGCCTGCCCAGCAAGCCCGACAAGCCGCCAGCGGAATTGCTACGTCGCCCGATGGAGCCGGAGCCGCTGACAGCCTCGACTCAGGCGTCACCCAGCCGCTTGTCCTCGCCAACCAGATTCGCAACGGCGAGCTGCACAGTTCCTGCCGGGCCTCGCTCAACCGCCTGATCGATTGGACACTCAATGGAAGTAACTGACTTTGCCAGTCGTCTGGAGGCAATCCACAACGAATCCTCTTTGGCGGCACATTTGGCACAACGTGAAGTATTGACCGGCCCTTCGGCCGAGTTCTGCACAGGAAAGGATTGCGATATGCCAATCCCGGAACAACGCCGTGTGGCCATACCAGGTGTGCAGCTTTGCGCGCAGTGCCAAACGCATCGCGAAAAGAGGGGGCGTCGATGACAACGATTGAAATGCCGGCGTGGCAACTAGTGAGTATCGCCGTAACCATCCTCGGCGCTTTCGCCGGACTGGTGAAGGTTATGGTCATGCAAATGGAGCGCCGCCTGGACCAGCGCTTTGCGATAACGGACAAGGACAGCGAACGCCTGCGCACACTGGAAATATCCTTTGAACGGCTGCGGGGTGACATGCCGGTGCACTACGTGCGCCGGGAAGACTACGTGCGCGGCCAAACCGTGATCGAAGCCAAGCTTGATGCGTTGGCCCTCAAGCTAGAAACCGTTCAATTAAAAGGACTGAAGTAATGAACATCGACGCCGCCAAAACGCGCCGGGAATCCCTGCGCTGGTACATCATCAAAACCCTGGACACCTCGCGTCCCGTAGATCCTCATGAGGCTGTCGTGTTGTCGACCATCCAGGGCATCTATCCCGACGCCACCACCATGGAGCTGCGCCGCGAACTTGACTACCTGGCCGACCGTAGCCTGGTGACGCTGGACAAAAAGCCCAACGGTGTGTGGATCTGCGGCCTGACCCACTATGGGGTCGATATTGCGGAATACACCATCGACTGCAATCCAGGTGTTGCCCGTCCAGAAAAGTACTGGTGACCCTATGCCCCCGCGCAGCAAGGTGGCCAGCCTGCCCAAGTCGGTCAAGACCTGGCTCGACAAGGCCCTAGCCGAAAACAACTTCAGCGATTACGAAGCCCTGGCCAACGAACTGTCGAGCCAGGGTTTTTCGATCAGCAAGTCGGCGCTACATCGCTATGGCCAGGACTTTGAGTCCAAGCTCTCGGCCTTGAGGATGGCCAGCGAGCAGGCCCGTGCTGTAGTGGAGGCGGCGCCTGATGAGGAAGGTTCAGTCAACGAAGCATTGATGCGCTTTGTTCAAGAGCACTTGTTCAAGATGTTGCTGGCTGATGAGGGCAAGTTCGACCCCTACAAGATGGCTAAGGCAGTAGCCGAATTGGGTAAAGCGTCTGTCGCCCAGAAGAAATGGCAGACGGAATACCGTGAGAAGGCCGAGGCAGCAGCGTCCCGGGTTGAGAAAATCGCCAAGAAAGGTGGCTTGAATCAGGCGACTGTCGACGAGATCCGTCGCGAAATTTTGGGAATGGCCTCATGAGCAATCAAAGGATTGTCTGCCAGTTCAGCTGTGGCGCTGCCTCGGCGGTGGCCACCAAGATGGCACTGGTCCAATACAGCGACACCCATGACGTGCAAATCATCAATGCCTTTTTGGCTAATGAACACGAAGATAACCGGCGTTTTCTTGAAGATTGCCAGGAATGGTTCGGCCAGGAAATCATCCAATTGCGGGATGAGAAATACGGCGCCGACGTCATCCAGGTGTTTCGGCGCGAGCGGTTCATGAAGGGCCGGAACGGAGCGCCATGCACTAAGCTTCTTAAACGGCGCCTGCTCGATGCCTGGAAGCAACCAGGCGATATCATGGTATTTGGCTACACCGCCGAAGAGGTTGAGCGTCTCGATGACTTCCGCGAACGGAATCCTGATCGTCCTGTCATTGCACCACTAATCGACGCGGGCCTGGGGAAAGACGACTGCAAGGCGATGATCCTGCGGGCCGGGATCGAACTGCCTCTGATGTACCGCATGGGTTACGACAACGCCAACTGCATTGGATGTGTGAAGGGCGGTGAAGGCTATTTCCGTGCGATTCGTGAAGATTTCCCCGAACAGTTTGAGCTGCTTTGCCGGGTCCAGGACGAACTGGGCCCCGGCTCATACCTGCACCGCAACCGGAAAACTGATGTCCGTTATTCCCTGCGAGATCTTCCACCAGGTGAACCCCGTCGAAACGAGACGCTACCTGCGTGCTCATTCTTCTGCGAAATGGCTGAAGCTGACATCAAGGGTGGCGAGAAATGACCGTTCCCTTGGTCCTCGACAACACTGCCACTCTGATCGCTCCGGCTGTATTGCTCGATTATCAGAAAGAGTGGATCGGTATCCGCGCCCCACTCAAGGTTGGCGAGAAGTCTCGACGTATTGGCCTTACCTGGGCCGAGGCGGCAGACAACGTCCTGGTGGCCGCCGCCGAAAAGCCAGCCGGTGGTCAGACTGTCTACTACCTGGGATACAACCAGGACATGACCGTGGAGTACATCCAGGCTTGTGCCATGTGGGCACGGGCCTACAACTACGCTGCGGAGGAAATCGAGGAAGGTATCTGGCCCGACAGCGATCCAGAAAAGCACATCAAGACCTACACCATCGGGTTCCCCAGTGGCCACCGCATCGTCGCGCTGACCAGTCGCCCGTCCAACTTGCGGGGCCGTCAGGGTGTAGTCGTGATCGACGAAGCCGCGTTCCACCAGGATCTGGCCGAGCTGCTGAAAGCGGCTCTCGCACTGTTGATTTGGGGTGGTGAAGTCCATGTGATCAGCACCCATGACGGTACGGAAAACGCCTTCAATGAACTGATTAACGATATCCGAGCGGGCAAACGTAAAGGTGCACTGTTTCGTTGCTCGTTCCGTGAAGCCGTTGCGGATGGCCTGTACAACCGGGTGTGCCTACGCAAAGGCATTGAATACAAGCCCGATGAAGAAACCGCCTGGGTCCAGGACGTGTACGACTTCTATGGCGATGCGTCCGAGGAAGAGCTGGACTGCGTGCCCTCCCAGGGCGGCGGTGCATTCCTCAGTATGGCCCTGGTTGAGCAGCGCAGTAACCGCGACGTGCCGGTACTGCGCCTGGCGTACCCGCAGGGTTACGAAACCATCGCCGAACACCTGCGCCTGGCCGAGTCCTTAGAGTGGTGCGAAGAGCATTTGCTCCCGCTGCTCTCAGCGATCCCGCTGGACGTACAGAGTTTCTATGGCATGGACTTTGGCCGCTCCGGCGACCTCTCGGTCTTCTGGCCGTTGCTCAAAGAACAGAACCTGCGCAAGCGCACGCCCTTTGTGGTCGAGCTGCGTAACGTCCCGTTCAAGCAGCAACTCCAGATTAAGTTTTACATCATTCGTCGCTTACCCAACTTCCTCAAAGGTGCTGACGACGCCAGGGGCAACGGCTCGCAACTGTCGGAAGACACTGCCATCGAGTTCGGCTTCAACCGCATCGAGCGTGTGATGCTCACCGAGGGCTGGTATCGCGACAACATGCCGCCGTTCAAGGCCGCCCTGGAAGATGACACCTTCTACGACATCCCGGCCGACAAGGATGTGGTTAGCGATGTGCGCGCCTTTCGGATGGTCAAGGGCGTGGCTCGCATCCCTGAAAAGCGCACCAACGAAAAGGGCGAAAAGTCCGGGCCAAAGCGCCACGGCGACGCCGGTATCGCGGCCGTACTGGCCGACTATGCGTCCCGTCAAGATGTCGAGATCTTCGAATATCACCGCGTCCAGCCAGCCACCCAGCATGATCGCGAGATCAAGCTCGGGGCTGGTTGGCGCTCTCAGAAAGGCATTTGGTAATGGCTGAATCCAAAATCGTCGACCAGTACGGTCGCCCGATCCAGTACGACAAACTCACGGAAGAGCTGGCCGCAGCACGTACCACCGGCATACGCCAGATTTGGCACCAGTCGGTGGCTAACGGCCTAACGCCCCAGCGCCTGGCGAGTATTTTGCGAGCCGCTGCCGAGGGATCCGCCAATGACTACCTGACCCTTGCCGAGGAAATGGAAGAGCGGGATCTGCATTACGCCTCGGTGTTAGGCACTCGTAAGCTCGCGATATCGGGCTTGGCCATCCGTGTCGAAGCTGCGAGCGACGACGCCGAGGACGTTCGTCGAGCGGACCAGCTCAAGGAGATTGTGGACTCTCCCGAGTTCGGAGAACTGCAAGCGGACCTGACCGACGCCATGGGCAAAGGCTATGCCGTCTCGGAAATCATGTGGGACCGTAGTGGTAAGACCTGGAATCCTGAGCGTTTTGAGCCCCGCGATCAGCGATTCTTCCAATTTGACCGTGAAACCGGCCGGGAGCTGCGCCTGCTCGATGAGGCGGATCCGATCAATGGTATTGCCCTGGCACCGTACAAATTCATTGTTCATCTACCGCGTATCCGCTCTGGTCTGCCGATTCGGGGCGGCCTGGCGCGTCTTGCGGCTGTTGGATACATGTGCAAAGCCTGGACTTGGAAGGACTGGATGGGCTTTGCTGACATCTTCGGCATGCCGATGCGCGTCGGCCGGTACGGCGCAGGTGCGAGCAAGGAAGACATCAGCACCCTGATGTCAGCTGTGGCCAACTTGGGCAGCGATGCGGCAGCAGTGATACCGGACAGCATGCGCATTGACTTTACCCAGGCCGCCAATGTGGCCGGTGCCGGGGACTTCTTCAAAGGCCTGGCTGAATGGTGGGATAAACAAGTCAGTAAGGCCGTGGTAGGTCAGACCATGTCCACCGACGACGGCTCCAGCCAGGCCCAGGCAACGATTCATAATGAAGTTCGTATAGACCTGCTGCAAGCCGATGCCAAGGCCGAATCCAACACCTTGAACCGCTACTTTGTGCGGCCCTGGTGCGATCTGAACTTTGCACCTGGTCGTCCGTATCCGCGGCTGATCATTGATGTGCCAAAGCCAGAAAACACCAAGATCCTGATCGAGGCGCTCAAGACACTCGTTCCGTTAGGGTTGAAGGTCGAGCAGTCCGTAATCCGCGACAAGCTCAATATCCCGGCTCCGGCCGAGGGTGCCGAACTGCTGGGCATCCCGCCACCCGTTGCCACTCCTGCGCTGGCCCAGGCTACCAACAGCGAGCAAAAGCCAGCCAAGCCGGTGGTAATGCCGGACATCGTGGATAACCAGGTGCGGACGCTTGAGCGGACTGTGGGGGTCTATCTGGATGACATGGTCGAGCAGATCAAGGAACTACTCGACACCGTCAGCAGCCTGGAAGAGTTCCGGGATCGGCTGATCGAAGCCTATCCAGCGATGACCACCAGCCAATTGGCCGATGCGATTGCTGATGGCCTGACGGCCGCCAGCCTGGCTGGCCGCGATGACATTCTGAGAGGCCTGTAAACATGGCGGTCTCACACGGCTCCTTGCCATTCAAAGAACAGATCGACTATTTCCGTGGCAAGGTCGACCTACCGACTCGCGCATGGACTGACGCTTACGCTGCTGAACACGACTATGCCTTTGTCGTGGCGGGTGCTGCGAAGCGGGATCTGCTGACCGACCTGCGGGGTGCCGTAGAGAAGTCTATCGCCAGCGGCACCACCCTGGAGCAGTTCCGCAAAGACTTTGACCAGGTCGTCGGTAAACATGGCTGGCAGTACCAGGGCGAGCGCGGTTGGCGTACCAATGTCATCTGGGAAACCAACCTGCGCCAGTCGTACAACGCTGGCCGCGAAGCCCAGATGGCCGACCCAGAGTTGCGCAAACGCCGTCCCTATGCAGTCTATCGTCATGGCGACAGCGCGCACCCACGGCCAATGCACTTGTCCTGGAATGGCATCACGCTAACGCTCGATGACCCCTGGTGGGCAACTCATACCCCGCAAAACGGCTGGGGCTGTAAGTGCAAAAAGTTCATGCTCTCGGCGAGGGACGTTGAACGCCAAGGGCTGACGATTGGTCCGGCACCGGCCACTGAATGGGAAGATCGGGTCATTGGCCAGAACAGCCCTGGTGGTCCACGCACCGTGCGAGTGCCCAAAGGGATTGATCCAGGCTTTGAATATGCACCTGGTCAATCACGCCTGACGAACTCCGTGCCCCAGCTGCGCACCCGCGACTTGATACCAGCACCATCAGCAGCTCCGGCACCGGCAACAGGTTTACCCAACCGTCAGCCCACCGGTCCTTTGCCACAACCTCGACAAATCCCAGCAAAGCGCCTGCTCCCGGCCAAAGTGTCTGCCCCCCAGGCAGTGACTCAGTTCCTGGGCGAGTTCGGTGCCACGGATGCCACTCCGGCTGTGTTCCGTGATGTGACCGGTGACGCCCTGGTCATCGGGCGGGCGATGTTCAGCGATGCCAAAACCGGCGCAATAGCATTGGCCCAACAAGTCAATGCCCGCGAGTTACCGTTGTTGGCTGAAGCCATTAAGGCACCTGATGAGATCTGGGCGCGCTTGGAATGGCAGCCAGACCAAGGCAAAGCGGTGTTGCGCCGTCGTTACCTGGCGCACGTCCAGGTCAAAGGGAAGGCTGATCCAGCTGTTGCTGTATTCGACCAGGGCGCAGATGGCTGGACCGGCGTTACAGGGTTTGTAGATGACAGCGAGCAGTACCTTGAGGCATTGCGCCTGGGTGTCCTGCTTTACCGGCGTACCGAATAGGGAGCAGACATGGCTGGTTCAATGCTTGAGGTATCCGTCGATACAAGCCCAGTAGGCAAGGCTCTGGACGATCTGGTCGAGCGACTAGGCGACCTGACAACGCCGCTCAATGACATCGCGGAATACCTGCACCAATCGACTGATGACCGCTTTCGTCAGCAGGTGGCTCCAGACGGTTCGCCCTGGGCGCCACTTGCCCCCTCGACCTTGGCGCGTAAGAAGGGAGGTCGCATCCTGCGCGACAAGGGCACACTCCAGGATACATTGCGTCACAACGTCAGCCTCAATGAACTGTCGTTCGGTACAGACCGCGTGTACGGCGCCATCCACCAGTTCGGCGGCAAGGTCCAGCATGCAGCCAGATCACAGCAGGTCTACTTCCGTCAGGGCAAAGATGGCTCAGTGGGCAACCGCTTTGTGAAGAAGAGCAAGTCCAACTTTGCGCAGTGGGTTACCCGTGGTGCGCATGACTCCGAGATCAAGGCAAGACCCTACCTGGGCCTATCATCAGACGACGATATCGAGATACTGGCAATCATCCAGGACTACCTTATGGAGCCAATAACAGAGTAACGACGCAGAATCACGTAGACGCTCTGATAGCGGCTTACGGGTACATCCGCCGTCTGTGGATTGGTTAAACAGCGTTAGACCTGCGTTAGATTCAGTTGTAGCGGTATTGATAACGTCTTCGCGAGACCGTTACCCCCATTCTTTGCGTATAGAATGGGTTAACGTTACATCCCCTCGCAGCCTTCCCCCCCAGGCGCAAATTCTTAAACCCCGCTGATACTCACTCATTCCGCCTAGCCGCACAGACTGGCGGCATGAAAACTCAACTCGCCGCTAACTCAGAAATTTACAGCTCCGTCGAGCTTTCCGATGGGAAGGCCCCCGACTGGGTTGAACTTATCCCCGCAGGTCCGACCGTCACCGGTCGCGATGGCCGCGCCTGGCTGTTCGATGACATGGCCACCGAACTGGTGCAGTCCAATTTCATCAGTCGAGCAATCGATCTGGTCATTGACCGGGAGCACGCCACACAGCTCCGTGCATCCGTTGGCCAGGAAGCCCCAGCCGGTGCCTGGGTCAAACAATTCGAAGTCCGCAATGGCGCTCTGTGGGGCCGCGTTGAATGGACGCCTCGCGGTGCTGCTCAGGTCGAGGCCAAAGAGTATCGCTACCTGTCCCCGGTGTTCGACTACGACCTCGACAACAAACGCATCGTGCGCATGGTCAGCGCGGCGCTGACCAATATCCCCAACCTCATCATGACCGCCCTCAACCAAGAAGCCCCGGAGAACACACCAGTGAAACTTTCAGCTGCGTTTTTGGCACTGCTCGGCCTGCCCGACACCGCCACTGAAGAACAGGCCATGTCGGCCGCAAGCCAACTCAAAACTACCGCCCAGGCCGCCAACACCGAACAGCCAAACTTGGCGCAGTTCGTCCCGCGTGCGGACTACGACGCCCTGTTTGGCCGTGCCACCAATGCCGAACAGGCGCTGGCCAGCCAGAAGAAGGCCGAGCACGACAAGGAAGTCGATGCGGTCATCACCTCGGCTACTCAGGCCGGAAAGATCACCCCATCCACCGTCGAGTACCACCGCGCCATGTGCCATGACGAAGCGGGCCTGGCGCGTTTCAAAGATTTTGTGACAGCGGCCCCTGTAGTGGCTGCGGCATCTGACCTGGGCAACAGGAACCCGGCGAATACCGGCACAGCGCTCAATGCCGAGGAACAAAAGGTCGCATCGTTGCTGGGTATGAGCGAAGCGGAATTCATCAAGGGCAAGGCGTAACTCCCCCTCTATATAAAGGAAGAGATTCATGATCATTAACGCCAGTGTCTTGAGCGCGCTGTTTGTTGCGTACAAGGCCGAGTTCCAAAACGCCCAGGCGGCGACACCGACAGACTGGAAGCGTATTGCCACGCCTGTCCCGTCCTCATCCGCCAGCAATACCTATGGCTGGCTGGGTCAGTTCCCGACGTTCCGTGAGTGGATCGGCGACCGTGTTCTCAAGAACATGGAGGCGCATGGCTACTCCATCACCAATAAGAAGTTTGAGTCCTCCGTGGGTGTCCCTCGTGATGCCATCGAAGACGACGAGATCGGCGTTTACAAGCCGCTGTTTGCCGAAATGGGGCGTGCTTCTAGTGCACACCCGGACGAGCTGGTATTCGCGCTGCTCAAGGCTGGCTTGACCACTACCTGTTACGACGGCCAGTACTTCTTCGACACAGATCATCCGGTCTACCCATCGACCGATGCGACCGGCACGGCGGTTTCCGTCAGCAACTATCAAGACGGTACAGGCCCGGCCTGGTATCTGCTCGATGTCAGCCGCGCTCTCAAGCCGATCATCTTTCAGAACCGCCGCAACTACGATCTGAAAGCGATGACCGCCATGGACGACGAAAGCGTCTTCATGCGCGACGAATACCGCTATGGCGTGGATGCCCGGGTGAACGTCGGCTTCGGCTTCTGGCAGTTCGCTTACTGCTCAAAAGCGCCACTGACCGCCGAGAATTACGGCCTGGCTCGCGCAGCCATGAAGAACTTCCAGGCCGATGGCGGTCGCCCTTTGGGCATCAACCCCGGCCTCCTGGTTGTTCCATCCCAACTGGAAGGCGCTGCTCGCAAGATCCTGGTCAAGGATGCGGACAACGGCAACGAATGGGCAGGCACCGCCGAAGTACTTGCACCGGCCTGGTTGGGCTAAGGGGGCGTCATGACCATTGTGATCACCTCGAAACATGACGGTTTCCGCCGTTGTGGCATCGCCCACTCCAGCACGGCCGCGCGTTACCCGGATGACTTCTTTTCGGAAGCGCAGTTGCGGGCTCTGTCAAAAGAGCCTCAGTTGATCCTCGCTTATGAGGAGGATGAATTCGACCAGGTACAGGGCCGCCGCGATGAAAACCTCCAGGAAGTCGATGTATCGAAAGCGGCCGGCACCTCTGAAAGTGCCTTGCAGAGCTTGGGTCAGACAGACCCTGCGGCAGTGGGTAACGCTGGGCTTAACCTCCAGGACGGAGCCAGCCATGGGCTTGATTTGTCGCAGGTAGGTGGCGTTTTTTCGGCAGATGAGGTCAAGCCTGAGCCAGACCTTGAAGCACTTTGGACCGCCGCGCTCTTGGAAGACGAACAACGGGACCTGGCCAAACTGAGCGCAGAAACCGAAACGCTTTGGGATGAAGCGATTGCGGAGGATGTACTGCGGGAGGTGGCCAAAGAAAAGGCGGCAAAGGCACCAGCAAAGCCGAAAAAGGCAGCGGGTAAATGAACCTCTCACTGCCGTCCGCCAGCCAGCTCCTGGTCCGCTTTGGCCCTCGTGATATCACCGAGGTTGCAGTCGCGGATACCGACCGTGTCATCGAGCCCGAGCTGCTGGTAGCCGCTGCCGCAGGCAAGCCATTGGATGACTGGTCTGCGGAAGATGTGGCCATCGCCGTCATGGCGTTGGCCAGGATCGCTGACGCGGTCACTCGGTCGCGTAGTGAGGTTTCGTTTTACCTGCGGTTCCGTGCGGCTGGCGAAGATGCTCCCGAATGGGTCACGGATGACCTGGCCGAGATCGCCCGCTACCACCTGTACGACGATGCCGGAAAGGAAGAGTCGACTGTGCGGGTGCTCTACAAGGACGTGATAAAGCGCCTTGAAACTCTGGCCAAGGAAGACAAGGAACGTGGAGCCGCTGAGGCAGGCCGGTCGGGCATGCAGCTCACCAGTCAGCCACGACTAATGTCTCGCCCCACCTTGAGGTCGCTCTGATGTTGGGAGAGCTGGAAGACCTGATCGAGGCGCGCCTGAAGGAACTGACGGCCAAGATCCCGCGCCTGGCCGTGGAAAGCTACGGCGGTGAATTGAGCGACCCGGACCTGTTGCCTGGGTTGCTCAAACGTTGCCCGGCTGTACTGGTCATGGTGCCCAAGGTGACGTTTCAGCGGCGTAGTCAAAATCGCTACACGGTGCCGATTACCTTTCGCCTGGTCATTGCCACACGTCACCCCCGTGGCGAGCGGGAAACCCGGCGCGGTAGCGGCCCGAAGGACGTGGGTAGCTACGACCTGTGGGAAGCCTGCATGCATCAACTGGTGGAATGGCAGCCCTGGGTGAATCGTGCGGCTATCCGTCCGACAGAGCTTTCCAACCTGGTCAACGGCAAGTTGGCCAGCGACCACCTCTCAGTCCTGGGGCAGTCGTTCGTCATCGAACTGGATTGGGAGAAACCGAAAGAAGCTCTGCCTGACTTCCTGGGCGTTAGCTTGGAATACCACACCCCATCGGAGAACCCCGAGCCGGTGGCCACCGACATCATCGAACTGAGGGACGTGTAATGCACGTTATCGCCGCACCTGGTCATCGGGTGCCCATGGATGAAGATCCGTACAAGTACATCGAAGAGGCCGAGTCCGTCGACGTGCCAGATACCTCCTACTACCGACGCCGCTTGGCGGCTGGTGAACTGCTCGCCGCGAAGAAACCACGCGGCAGTGCCAAACAACTCGCACAGGAATCCGCTGAATGAGCATTTCCTTTGACACCATCCCGGCGTCGATTCGCAAGCCGGGCGTTTACATTGAGTTCAATACCAGCCTGGCGGTACGGACACTGCCCACCAACAAGCAGAGCGTCTGCCTGATCGTGCCCCTGGGCGTCGACGCTACTGTTGCGGCCAACGTCCCTACGCCATTCTACAGCGCAGCCGAGGCCAAAGCCTTGTTCGGCGGGACAGTGGCCGAGGAAATGGCGGATGCGTTTATCACCGCCTATCGGTACGCCTCAATCTCGGCCGTAGGTGTGGTGGTCGAGGGCGAAACAGAGCCCGACATCAAGGCTGCTTTGGACTCGACCGCCATGGGTGGTTTCACCATCCTGGTGCCTGCCTGGTTTAGCCAAGTCGCACTCACTGCATTGCGCACGCACATCCAGACCTACACCAGTTCAATGGAGCAACAGGGCATCATCGGTGTGGCGGCGCTGACCAGCACCTTGTCGGCGGCAACCACGTTGGCAACGTCGCTGAACTCCGGTGCAATCAGCTTGGCAGTCCTGCCGGGAACTGCATCGACTGCGCGCCAGGTCGCCGCCGCTTACGCCGCCATGATCGCTTCGGAAGAAGATCCAGCGCGGCCGCTGAACACGCTAGTACTGACAGGCATCAAGGTTCCGCCGGTTACTCAGCGCCTCGGCCGTACGGAGCAGGAAACGGCCCTAGCCAATGGCGTCACCCCGCTTGAAGTCGCGGCAGGTGATGTCATTCAGATCGTCCGTGCAGTGACCACTTACACCAAGTCCGCAGCTGGTGCCACGGACGTGTCGCTGCTGGATCTGACCACCATTCGCACTCTGTATTACGTGCGTATGGCCTGCCGCGACCGTATCCGTCTGCGCTTCCCTCGCTCCAAGCTCTCCAAAAAAACGCCCGCTGCTGTCCGTGGTGAGCTGCTGGACGTGCTGCAAAAGCTGGAAGAACTTGAGATCGTTGAAGAGGTCGAGGCCAACGCGGCCGGGCTGGTAGTAGAGCGTTCGGCCCAAGATGTAAACCGCCTCAATGCAACCATTCCCACCGATGTCGTCAACGGCCTGCATGTGTTCGCCGGTCGCATTGATCTGCTCCTGTAAGAGGTGATTTTAGATGGCTGATAACTACGTAGGGCAAATCGTCCTGGAGATCAACGGCACCGATTATGAGGTGACGAGCGTTGAGCCGAGCCTTAAGACCGGGCGCAAGGTGGTCAAGACCATGAACCGCACCGGCCGACCCACCGGCACGGCAAAGGGCATTGAAGAGCACGAGTTGAAAATCTCGGTGGTCATTCCCAAAAGCGGCGAGCCGGAGTGGCGCGCTTTGATGGATGCCAAGCTGACGATCTATGCCCAAGACGGCGGCGGTAAGCGTGAGACCTGGACAGGTTGCTCCCTGATCGAACTGGGCAGTAAGTACCAGCTTGAAGGTGAAGCCACCCGCGACCTGACCATCGCCGCTCTCAACTACTACACGGAGTAATGCAATGACCGAGCAATCAAGCAAGCGCTGGGAAGGCCTGAGCATCACCCGAGAACTCCAGATGGGTGTCTATTACTCCGGCCTGCGCCACAAGACCTTCACTTTGCGTGTTCCTGTTGCGGGCGACCTGGTCGCCGCGCAGGAGCTGCACCCAGGCGCGCCATTTCAACTGATCACCCTGGAGGTTTATCGCCGTCAGTTGTTATCCCTGGGCGAGATTCCCGCCGACGCGTTGACCACTGAATTGCTCCTGGGCGAACTCACCGAGAGCGACCTGGCCATCATTGCCGATGCCGATGCCGAGCTGGAAAAAAAGCTCGCGCCGCCGAGCGCGGCAACGCCGACTGGCGACGAATCGAACACGCCTTCGTCCGCCACGGCTACCGGCTAGAAGAGCTGCGGCGGATGACTAGGGCCGAGATCGATGCACGTATTGATCTGATCATCGGCAAGAAAAAAGGCACTCGCTACGTCAGTCAGCGCCAGCGCAAGGCGTTGCCTAAACCCAGATGACAGGCTCAACACCGGGCCTTTCCTGTCCCTGTAAGTCCGTCTCCGGGAGTTATCCATGTCCGATCTGCGCGTCGCGCTTCGTTTCCAGGCCCATGCAGGCAACAGTCGGCGCGAGATCGAGCAGATCAACCGTGACCTGCGCAAGGCTGGCAAGGAAGGCGCCAAGTCTTTGGCCGATGAAAGCTGGAAGGCTTCTTCTGCCATCACCAAGGTCGGTCAAGTCGGGGCCAACAGCTACAAAACCATTCGTAGCGCCATGCGTGAGACCGCCAAGGCAGGCTCTGGCACACGTATCGAGGTCAGCAAAACATCTGCCGAACTTAAGGAGATGGCTGCCACCGCTCGCAAGGCGGCGCGGGATGCGAAGTCCGAACTGATAAGTACCGACCGCCAGGGTGTGCAGCCGCTACGTCAGAGCGTTGACCGGACCGAAAACTCGTTTCGACGGATGGTGCAAAACAGCGGGCGCAGTCTCCGCACGCTGAAAACGATTGCAATGGGTGTACGTCAGGAATTCGACCGTCTAAAGGGGCTGGGCGGCAGCATGCAAGGGCAACTGGCGGGGCTAGGGCTAGGGGTTGGTGTAGCGGCTGGACTTAAAGCCAATGCTCAACTGGAGCGAATGCTCATCCAGACTAAACAAACAGCCGATATGTCGAACGTGCAAAAGGATGATTGGAAAAGCGAAGGCTTTCGGATTGCCAAAGATTATGGAGTGGATCGATCTGGGGTAGACGTAGGCTTTAATACTCTGATCGCCTCTGGCGTTAATTACAACGCTGCAAAAGACGCCGCAGATGCCATCGGCAAAGCAAATGCTGTTACTGGCGCTGATCCTGCTGTCCTGGGCGATGCACTTATGACCGGTGCGTCGGCATTCAACATTGATTTGAACAAGAAAGATGCTGCTCTCGACCTACTGCAAAAAATGACCGTCGCTGGGCGACTCGGTAGTGCAGAACTTGAAAACCTCGCTAGCCTGTTTCCCAAGCTCGGTGGTGCGGCAACCGCCGCAGGGATGTCCCTTTCACAGGCGCTTGCGTTTACAGAGAGTCTATCGAAAGTAGAGAAGCAACCTGAGCGGCTCGGTACGTTGGCAGAGTCGACTTTACGTGTTTTTGGAAACAAGCAATATCGAGATCAAGTAACCAAAACAACAGGCGTTAAGTTTTTCAATAAGGACGAAAGCACCCGTAACCCTGAAGAAATATTCGGAGACTTGAAGCGCAAGTACGAGGCGATGAAAACCGATGAACAACGCGCCAAGTTCATGGGCGTAGTATTTAAAGGCATGGACCAGGATACGGTGCGGGGTTGGCGCACGATGTTGACAGGCGAACGCCTGGACGACTTCAAGTCAGGGACGAGGACGATTGATAAGTCTGCTCCTATATTCGAGCGAGACCTGAAAGAAAATACCGCGAGTACAAGTGGCACTGCTTCGCGAATGAAAGCCAGCCTTGCAGAAGCTATTGACCGTATGGCGACGCCTCTGAATAAGGGGTTTGCGGATCTGGGAAGCTACCTGCTCGATGACTTGAACCTATCTGGCGAACAACTTTTGGCCGGTGGTGCGGCTCTCGGTGTGGGCGGGTACTACGCTGGGCGTGGCCTTCAATCCGGTGCCGGTGCGTTATTGAGTAAGTATCTCGGCAACCCAGAAACCTTGCGAAATATCGCAGTGGGGAAAGTGCTAGAGGACGCAACGGGGGTGAATTCAGTTTTCGTAACTAACTGGCCTGGAAAAATGTCTGGTTCCGATAAAGACGAAGGCGGTAAAAAAATGGAAGGCGCCAGCATGCTGGCTCTTGCCGTGACTGCCGCACAGATCGGCGGGGCCAGTGCGACCACGGATGAAGGGCGTTTGCGCAGTGCCGAAAACAGCAAACTCCTGGAAACCGATGAAAAAACGTTCCAGACGGCTTTCTATCGCAATCGGATGGAGCTGAAAAAAACTAACCCTGAACAGTCCTCTGATTGGCTGTCGACAGAAGCCTATCGGCTGACCCACCTGGAAACAGGTTTGACTGCCGCAGGCATTCCCGTGGCCAAGGCACAAAGTTGGGCGCAGGGAATTTCCGACCGTTTGACGGTTGCTGCCTTGTCGTTTCCTACTAAACCGGAAGGGGTTGCACCCGAATCGCCTCAGTGGTTCAAGACTCAAGCAGACCGACTCAATGATCCCGCACAGAACGCGGGCAGCGTGGGGTTGCCAGGCTTTAATACGGGCGGCGTCAGCTTTCCTTCTGCGGGGGCCGGGGCCTCGGCGGCGCCCCAAAGCCCGGCAGCGCAAGCGGTCGAAGCAAGGTTAAACGCGCTGTTAGACAAGCCGCTGGTAGTTGAGATCCGAACTGACTCAAGCATGATACAGGCGGAGATCGAGCGCCGAACCGACATTCAAATGAGGCGCGGCGGATGAGCTGGGCAGAGAACCTGCTGGACGCCTCTTTTCGCGGTGTCCCGCTCCAGGTAGAAAGCGAAAGCCTGCAATGGCAACGCGCCCTGTCTGAGCATGGGACGCCGTTTAAGGATGGAGACCGGGTCAAGGATCTGGGTCGTGGAGCGCGGCGCGTCCCCATGCAAGTGGTAGTGTTCGGCGTCAATTATGAGATCGAACTCCAGAACATCCTCCGCACCCTGAACACACCAGGTACGGGCGAACTGATCCACCCAATTTACGGAAGCATGAATGTCGTCAGTAGCACCGGCGAGGTAAAGCACAGCGCCGAGCGGCCAGACTATGCCGAGATCAGCGTAGTGTTTGTTGAGGACACGCCGGACGCTCCATTCTTCGACCGGCAATTTGAGTTCGTCGATATCGGCGTGTTGGGGCTTGAGGATGAATACACCTGGCAGGATGGCGTCTTCGATCTGTTCGGGCGCATTGACTCCCTGGTCGGCGAGATCCAGTCGTGGATTGGTGGGGGCTGGGTCGGTCTGATCGAAAAAGCCTTGGGCTTGCCTGGTATTGGGCTTCGCTTGCAACAACTGCGCTCGCAGATCCTCGGCGTGGTGTCCGGCGTCGGGTCGATGGCCAAGCGGCCATCAGGGGCGTTTGATCCCCTGGTCGACCTGATGCGCACGCCTTCGGAGATCCGAGGCGCCATCCAGGGCAGCACGCCCAGTTCGTCAACGGCGTTACTAGCTCGTACCGGCATACCCGCTGCTTTGCCGGGTAATGCCAGCCTAGTGGCGGATGCTGCACGTGCGGGAACTGGCTTTCTGATCGGTGCCCGCCAGGGCGTGGCTCCCACCGTCGGCCTGCTTATCGACGGCGTACCAACTAATGCAGGCAGTGCCATGGTACTGCTACCTGATGGAATGCCGGACGATCCGGTAGCAGCTAGCGGTTTCGTCCTGGTCGTCCTGGTCATCACTGAGCTGGCGCTGGCTCACGCCCAGGCGGTGGCCACCGTCATCGAGGACGAAGCCGATACGCCGACGTTGAGTCCATTAGAGCTGGAAGGCCTGGTTAACCTGGTGCGCTCCCTGGTGCAGTCGTCCATCCTGTTACAACGCCACCTCTACGACGTGGAAACCGCACTACCGGTCATTGATGGGTTGCGCAACGTCGCCGCATTAATCCAGGCACGCGCCCGTCAAGTCATTCTGCAAAGTCCGCCGATGCTGGAACGGGTGGTTGAGACGCCTGCGAGCCTGCGTCTGTTGGCACACCGCTGGTACGGCGACCACACTCGCGCCGCCGAGCTGATACGCCTCAATCCGAGCTTGAAAAACCCGCATAACATTGAAGCCGGGGAGGTGCTGCGTGCCTACGCCAAGTAACCTCCTGGACGAATCCATACGTCTGTCCATTGGCGGCCTGGCGCATGAAGAGTGGGACGGCTGGTCAGTTGAATCCGACCTGCTAACCGCTGCTGACGGTTTCGAGCTGGAGCTATACACCAAGGATGCCACCCGGTTGCCAAGCGTGCTGGCCGAGGGCGCGCCTTGCTCGCTGACGTTGGGCAGGGATCGCGTACTGACCGGCCAAATCGACGAGTTTGAACATGACATCTCCCGTCAGGGTATCTCTATGCGTATCACCGGCCGGGACCGTGCGGCGCCTCTGGTTGACTGCTCCGCGCCGTTTGTTTCGATGCGCGAGGCCACGTTGGCGCAGATCCTGGATCAGGTAGTAAAGCCGCTGGGTATAACTCAAATAGAGATCCGCGCCGCCCAGGCCAAGACTCGGCGCCGCGTTCAGGTTGAGCCAGGTCAAAGCGCGTGGGAGGCGTTGCTCCAGGTTGCCGAAGCCAACGGCTTGTGGCCGTGGGTCGAGCCTGACGGCCGCCTGATCATTGGTGGGCCGGATTACAACGCCGCGCCAGTGGGCACGCTGATCATGCGGGAAGACGGTGTCGGCAACAACGTACAGCGTCTCAGTGTGCGGCGCTCTATCGCCAACCGATACAGTCAGATCACCGTCCTTGGCCAGCACGGTCAATACGACAATGACGGACTCGACACTAAGCGTTCCCACCTGCGTTCTGTCATACAGGACGAAACTCTGGCCCGCCGTGGGATTTTTCGGCCGAAGGTGATCATTGACAGTTCCAGCGAGAACCAGGACATGGCTACCACCCGTGCCCGCAAGCTGTTAGCTGACAGTCGCCTGGAGGGTTTCGAGATCCGCGCCGTGGTCATGGGCCACCGTGCCGACAACGGCCAAGTGTGGAACCCTGGCCAGCGGGTCATTGTGCGTAGCGAGCCCCATGGACTGGACGCGATTTACTTTCTGATGGCCCGCACCTTGCGGCTGACTCGTGGTGAGGGGACTATCACCGAGCTGCGGTTGCGTGAAGACAAAATGTGGGTGCTGGACGGTAACCCCACGAAGAAGCGGAAGGGAAAGAAGGCCAATCCAGACGCGGCATTTATCGAAATCATCAGGGGGGCATGATGAGCAATATGGCGCGCCTGGTGCGCGAGCAGGTTGGTCGGGTAGTGGGGAACATTCGCCAAGCCTTTCGAGGTACGGCGGCACGTAACACCCATGGCACGTTGATTGGCATTGAAATGGAAGGGCTTGCGGGCGAGTCGGTTTCCGGTGAGCTGATGCAGCACTATGGGTTCACCTCGGGGCCACTGCCTGGTGCTGAATTTATCGCGATCCCTGTGGGTGGTAACAGCAAACATACGGTTGTCGTAGCCAGCGAGGACGGGCGTTACCGGGTCGTGATCAAAGATGGCGAGGTGGCGCTATACACCGATGAGGGCGACCACATCCATATGAAGCGGGGTCGGCTGATTGAAATCGAAACCGACACCCTGGTGGTCAGGGCCAAGACCAAGGTGCGCTTTGAAACGCCCTTGGTCGAAATGAGCGAGGATGTTAAAGCTGCGGGAGATATCGCGGACCATACCCGGACCATGCAGGCAGATCGGCTTATCTATAACGGGCATAACCACGGCGGCGGACCATTACCAGGTCAACAGCAGTGAACTAAAACCAATCTGACATAGATATTCTTAAACCCCGCTGATACTCAGCCGGTCGAACCTGCGCGCCAGTATGCCAACCTATGGACGCAGGCATAAACCCAACCTCTGGCGACTTAACGGGCCAGCGTATTAATACGCTGGGTAACGCCGTTTACATCCGCCTCAAGACTCCGCTCGGCACCTGGTGGAAAGACACCACCGTGGGCTCCCGCCTGCATGAGCTGAAACGCTCCAAAGACCTGCCTCGGGTCGGCAAACTCGCCAAGCAATACGCAGAGCAGGCACTCCAGCCGCTGCTCGATGACGGCCGCGCCCAGGACATCACCATCACCGTCGAACAGCCCCACAACGGCTGGCTCAATCTGCAAATCGACATCACCGACGCCACCGGCAATCCGCAGGTGTTTCGCCATCCTGTAAGAGTGAATTGATATGGCCTTTTCCGGTCGCTCTCTGGACGCCATCTTGCAGCAAATCCTGCGTGACATTCGCAACCTTCAATCCGAGGCTGATATCGGCCCAGACAGCGACAACTACGTGCGATCTGCCGCTGTAGCGTCGGCTATCGAAGGTCTTTATCAGAAGCTGGCCTGGCTCTATCGGCAGATATTCCCGGACACCGCCGACGAAGCCGAACTAGTTCGTACTGCCGCGCTCCGGGGCGTGTTGCGCAAAGATCCGGTAGCAGCGACGGGCACCGCCGCTTTAAAGGGCACGCCCGGTGTCGAGCTGCTACTCGGTGCTGCCTTGAAGCACGTTGTCACCGGTGAACTGTTCACCGCTAAATCTAGCGCGAAGATTGGCACCGATGGCACGGCGTCGGTTCTGGTTGAAGCGCAGACTGTTGGTGTAGCGCTCAACGAGCTGACCGGTGCCCTGGTGCTGACCAGTCCGCCCCTAGGCATGGATTCGGCCGCAGCATTCACCGGCAAGACCACGGGCGGCGAGGATCAGGAAAAGATCGAATCCCTTCTGGCGCGTTACCTCGACATCATTCAATCGCCCCCGGCTGGCGGTGCCGATTATGACTACCGCCGTTGGGCGCTGGAGGTCGAGGGCGTTGCTGACGCTCTGGTCCTACCTCGGCGCCGCGGTGGCGGTACTGTCGATATTGTCATCACAGCCAGCACTGGTACGCCTTCGGCCGAGGTTATCGCTACCTGCCTGGCGTACATCCAAAGCCAGTGCTCCGTCATTGCCGACGTGTGGGTATACGCACCAATAAACCGCACCGTCGACTCTACCGCCAAAGTCGAACTTGCCCCGGACTTCAAGCTAGCAGACGTGCAGGAGGCGGCACAGAAGGCTTACAACATCCTACTGGGCGCCTTAAAGCCTGGAGATACCCTCAAACGATCCCAAATTGAAGCGATGATCAACAATTTGGCGGGCGTACTGGACCGGTCTGTAACGGCCCCATCTGGTAACGTCAGCGCGTCCGATGATCCCAAAATTATCGGCTGGATTCGCCCTGGCGTCATCACGTTGGGGTTGCTGCAATGACCACGCTCGCCGATCAACTCCGACTGCTGTTGCCTCCGGTCTCTTATGACGGTTCGGCACCTTACCTCTCGGCCACCATTGAGGCCGAGGCAAATGCCATGGACTTGGCCGATGCCCAGGCAAGCATGGTTTACAACGCCATTTTCCCCGACTCAGGCGAAGGCCTGGCTGACTGGGAGCGGGTTCTGGCTTTGCCTGATCCATGTCTGGTGGGCCAAGCACAGACCGTCGGCCAGCGCGTTCAAGCCGTTGTCAGCAAGCTGCAGGGCCGTGCTGGACAGAGCAAGCCCTTCTTTATCGCCCTGGCCAAGTCCATGGGCTACGACATCACCATCACCACCTTCCGACCAGCCCGTGCGGGGATGGTGCGGGCTGGTGATCCCATCAATGGGGGGGATTGGGACTTCACCTGGCGCGTTAACGCCCCGGCCGTGACTGTGAGTTATGCCAGGGCCGGTGCAACCGGCGCTGGCGATCCCTTAGCCGCCTGGGGCAACAGAGCCCTTGAATGTCGGTTGGGCCAGATGAAGCCCGCCGAATCAATTTTGCTGTTTGGTTACGGAGATCACTAGCTATGCAAAAAATCGGAGACATTACCAGCACTGCGAATGCTAACGGCGAATGGATGGAGGGTAATCCTGCGGCTGGATTGGATGCGACTCTTATCAAATCGGGTTGGCTTAACACGATTCAGCGTGAGCTGATTGCGTTGGTACTCGGGGCGGGCCTGCCGTTGAACAAACTGGACGACTCTCAGGTTCTACAGGCTGTTAGGAACATTGCGGGTAGCATTGCTGAGTTCAAAGTGACCGGTGATGGAATCACCGACGCTGGCTTAGTGGGTGGAGATCAGCAGCGGCCCTACATACGCGACTCTGTCACAAAAGACATTTTGCTTCTCCAGCGCGCCCTAGGCTTCACCCCCGCTCGTAATGATCATGTGCACACATTTGCGTCGCTTACATCGAAGCCCACCACCCTTGGCGGTTACGGCATATCCGACGCTTATACGATCAGCGCAGCCAATGCCGCTATCGCAAAGGCAATTTCTGACTTAGTAGCGTCGTCGCCTGGAGCATTGGATACGCTCAATGAGCTGGCGCAGGCGTTGGGCAACGATCCTAACTTCGCCACGACTGTGACAAACGCCTTGGCGGGGAAAGCCAACAAGTCCACCACCCTTGCTGGGTACGGGATAATCGACTCGTATACAAGATCCGAGGCAAACAACGCCATCTCTGCATCCGCCAACACGCTGGTTGGTCGTGACGGCATCAGCACTGCCGGGCTTGTTGGTGGTGACCAGGCCCGGCCCTATATGCGGGACCAGGTTACCGGTGATGTATTGCAGCTCCAGCGCAGGCTTGGATTTGATCCGGTGCAACAAGGAGGCGGTATCGGCCAGGCTGCAAACAAGGTCTACCTTGGCATGTCAAACAGCCTAAACAGACCGGCTATCACCGTCGATACCACTAACTTTGGCGGAGTTGCATTTCTTAGTGATATTCCAGGGACGCCACCAATCACCAAAGAGTTCGGCAGCGCTCCGCAGATCGTTTCGAACGGAGGATTGGTCGCATTGGCTCATGGGCTTGGCGTAGTGCCGAAAATTATCACTGGCGAATTGATCTGCGTAACTGCTGAAAATGGGTGGACTGTAGGTGACATACAGCACATATCGCTGTCACCAGACAATGATGATAGCGGGGTGGTAACAGGATTCGCGGCCAGGAAAGACGCGACCAACATTTACGCAAGGTGTGGCACAAGCGGTCCGTACGGCGTGAACATCAATAACGGCACCACCGCCGTGCCCAATGCGGCTAACTGGCGTTTGGTATTGAGGGCTTTCGCATGA